TGCTTTGCCATTATCAGGATCAATACTTCCATCTTGAATCCCTGCTTGAATTTCTTCCATCGTCATCTTGCCCATCTTATAAGACCCTTTAACCGCAATTTCAGTGCCGGCTGCATTAGTCGAGTTGTAAGAACCATCTGACAGTTTACGAATTGCTGCGTCTCCTTCCCTCCTTCCAATTGTAGAGGCAAACATACCTTTTTCAATTTGGATAGCATCCATTGGTATGAGTTCATCTTCACCACGCACATTAACACCAACTTGGGCGCTGCCAGTTGCTACATCTGTATCTCGAGCATCGATAAACCTCCGCATATCATCTACGGTCCTCAATCCAGCCATCGACAACCCTGTCTGAGATTTGTCGGATAACTCTCTCATAATGTCTTCATCAGTCTTCATAACAGGTATTGCAGTTGCTGTTGTAGTTGCAGTACCTGTATCTCCACCAGCTATTGACTCAAGAGTTGTATCAATGGCAGATACGTTTCTATCAATGCCTGCTGTAGCATCAGGATTATTTAGTAATGCCTGTACCATGGCTGCGTTTTTAATAGATGCTTTGTCTTTGTCGGATACTGAATCACCAGCTTCTGCCAACAATGTAGATTCTATACCCGCTGCCTCTTGTCTTATTTGTCCGGCTAACCCTGAATCTCTTTCTTCTATTTGGCTTAATACATTTTCTGTTTGGGCATTAGACTCTGCGAGATCTTCAGCTGATACAGGAATAGCATCTGCTATCGCTCCGCCAGCTGCCTTACCTGCTTTACTACCTCCCCACCATCCAAGAGCTCCGCCAATTATACCGCCTATAGCTGTTCCTACAAAAGGAACAACAGAACCAATGGCTGCTCCGGCAGCTGCTCCGGCTAATGCTCCGGTTGCTCCACCTGTACCTTCTCCTATTGCCTCTGATTTAGCTTTTTGTTCTTCTTCTGCATTTAACTCACCTGCGTCTGCCATATCTTCAGCATTGTTAACACCGCTTACTGCTGTATAAACACCCATACCAACCGCTGCAACAGCTCCTAGAGCTTTACCTGCCAATTTAGCTTTGGGACTTTTCAAAAATTTACCGAATCTACCAGCCTTTTTAGGCCCTTTGGATCCTTTTTTCTTAAACGGATTAAGGCCATCAAACATACCACCACCGCTTTCACTACCGCCACCTGCACCACCACCGTCTCTTAATATGTCTCTGATCTCTTCTAAGACATTTAGTTGTTTTTCAGCGAGAGGTTCTTTATCAATACCTGTTCTTTTGTCTACTTTACCTGGGCGACTTACCATTGCTGGTTGAGCTGCTATTGTACCTGCTGCAACAGGTTCTGCTGTTGCTATTTTCTCATTAACTAGGTTCTCATTAAGCCCCATAGTTAATGGACTACCCTGAGGATTTAAATCTATAGATCCTCTACCGGCCCGCCTTGCTGTTCTAGGATCTTCGCTAACCTGCCTATCATGTATCGCTTTAGTACGATCGTGCATTTTACCTTCAACAATAGGATAGTCACCTTCTCCAAAGCCTTCACCATCCATAAAGTCTGTAGACTTTACGGTAGCTGGACGAATATCATCTCTTGCTGTTAGTAGTATTTTTCCTTGAGACTCTCTGTCTGCGTGTTCTTTGGCAGACTCTACTGCTGCTTTTGCTTTACCACCAAACATGCCTCTAACATTATTAATTAGGCCGCCACTATCCTTGTTACCAAACAAGTGATCCGGGGAAAATGCTGAGGCAAGTCCTCCCTGTTGATCCATGCCCATAAGTTCTTTAAATTTACTACCACCTGACTGCTGTTTCATTACCGCATCAAGATCTATAGCATCACCTACACCCATAGCTTTTGCATCTACTTGGTATTTGGCTATCTGTTCAGTTAACGCTTTTGCCTCTTTAGGATCTCTAGATTTAGAATTTGTTTGTTTTTGTAATCCTTCTACAATGGCCTTGAAAGATTTACTTAGATCTTCACCCTCTGAACCTGATTCAAAAGCTTTGCTAAGAGCTTCCATGGATCCCTCTTTACCTAAACCATCACCAATAGTTTGCATGGCCATACTTGCGCCACTACCCTGTCTATATTGGTTGTCTTTGAACCCACCCTTATCTCTAATAACATCTCCGATAACTCCAACTGGAGCTTTAACAAACTTACCGGCCTTCTCTCCCTCTTCATAATTCTCATGCCATCTATTTGAGGCACCATTAAATACTTTACCTTCTTTCTCTGCCTGCATGTTTACTGCCAACATGGCAAGTTTGCTAGGCGTGTTCTGTTTTCGTTTTCCTGCGCTTGGCTTAGCGCCAGTTCTTTTAACTTCTACATCGTTTTCATTGCCTGTCGATATTTTTTGTCCGCCACCGCTAACCACGCCACCCATGTTGTTGTGCATGTCAGTTACTTTAGCGCCAATATCTGCTATCGCTGTTTCTATACGTTTATTACTTTGTTGTCTCTTTTTATCTCTTTCTGTTGATGCTGTATTCCCCTCACTTACTACCTTCCCAAAGTTCAGGTTAGCTTTATTAATTTTTCTTTGTTGAAGTGCATCAATACCCTGGGCGATGTTTAATAGTTTGTTTTTGCCGGCATGCTCTTTAAGGAAATCGAAGTGAGTCTCCATTTCTTCTTGGCTTTGTTTAAACTCTTGTCTAAGATCACCAATTCGTTCTTCACTCGGACTTGACTTACCAAGCTCCTCGCTAAGTAGTCTTCTTAGATCTTCTGTTCCTTTTTCCTTGGCCATTAATTATCCCCTAATTTTTTGCCGTTCTTTTTCTTTGTCTGCCTTCTTTTGAAGGTGAGACACCAACATACTAACGTAAACCTCTCTTTCCCATGGCATCATATTATCAAGTTCCGTTAAACTATAATGATGTTCTTGCATTAACAGAAAATTCGTCTTGTAAAAGTTTTCAAGACGTTCCTGGGAAAGAGCTATGCGAAAAAATGATCGTCACCTGTAATCTCTACTTTTTGTTTTGTATCACAATGCTTACATGTATAATTAATAGTATGCGATACATAAGGCATGCTATCAAAGAAAGCTCTCATATCTGCCATTACATCTAAAGGGAGACTGTCTAAAAACACTTCAATGTCTTCTGGAGTCTCATCGCTCATATTAATTGTTTCTTCACCTTCAACAACGCCGTCAATACATTTAGCTAATATCTCAGTATCGCTTGTATCGCCTGCATCTTTAATTACACTACTAGAAGGCCATTTAAGTTTAATAGCTATATTCTCATCAATCTGTATTACGGTTGTACTTTTAGCAGTGTCTAAATCTTGTACAGTCAATTCACTTAGTGCTAACTCCCATGGAGATCTGCCTTTACAGTTTCCACATGTAAGAATAAACTCTTGTGTCTCACCTACAGATTTTTCTCGTATTCTAATGAACACATCTTGTAGATCAAACATTGTAATGTCATCTCCTTTAACTTTGCCAAAGGTACAATTCTCAACAACCTTTTGGCATGCTTCTACCATCTCTTTGTAGTCTTCACTTTCTGTAACCAACATTAAGATTTTTTCTTCCTTAACAAGAAAAGGTCTAAACGTGTAAGACTCTCCTGTAGAGGGAACCTTCCCTTTAAATGTTGGTATATCAATTTTTGGTAACATAATTTTTCTCCTATAATAATTATACCAGTATTGTTTCTACTGGTGTTTGTCTTCCAAGTCCAACTTTAATAGTATCAGATTCCCAATAGGCTGCTGATATAATTAATGTATTTCTTACTATTGAAACCGTGCCTTGGCTTAACGGTATCAAGTTTAAAACCTTTGGTGTGCATTCTTTTAATGTCCAATATGCAGACTCACCATCTTGTATGTCTAATGACTTTACTGTAATGTCCATATGGACATCGTCTGGAAACCCAATTTGTTTTGATGTTGTATCTACACATTTGTTTATCCATTCCTCAAATGCTCTTCTTAAATTCCAATCTGTTCCTGTAATGAATGTAAAGTTAATTTCATTACCTAAGAACCCGACATTAGCGTTTCTGTAATGTGTCCAGTTGCCTAAGTTTACTTCCTTGTTAGCTACTACCATACCTGGTATCTGTACTTCTTCACACATCAGAATAACTTCTTCATTTAAGGCATCATTGTCAACTCCAGGAATAGATAGGCCCCTAACTTGGTTGAAGTTAAAAGTAACTTCAAACCTTTCAGTACGAGCTAATTGTGTTTTTCTAATCTTTGATCTAAACTGGTCTAAGTTTCTTAATGCCATTAGTTGTTCTCCATTGTTTCACGATAAACAAGAGCATCACTAGCTCCTTGAAATCGCTGTACTGGTAAAAATATTGCAGACTTCCAATGCTTCGGATCTACTTTAAACATTCTACTTGTTATTTGATTTGATAGATAACGTTTTGTACTTCTTCGTGCTTCTGGGAACTTACTAAAATTACTTAATTGATGCCATTGTGTTCCTAGCTTACTCTTACTTGTTATCTCACCTGTTGGTATAACCTTATCTAAAAGAGTAGCTCTTAGAAGTGGGCTTAAATAATGTAAGTTCAGTCCACTAAACCCGTTGGGTAGTGGTTCTGTTATCATTACTAAAGGGAAGGTATCCCAATAAGGTAATGTTTGTTTTGTCTTTGGATTGTAAGTATACATGTACATGGAGCCTACATCTAGTTGAGTAGCAAACTCTCCTAGGTCTGAGCCAAATACTTCGTTAGGTGAGTTTATAGCACTAGCAAATGCTCGTACTGTTTTCTGATACCACCTAGCTGTTTGCTCTGTGCCACCAGCCTCGTGTTGTATATTACTAAAAGGTTTCTTGTCCATACCAGTATTTATACTAGATGCCGAGTTCTTTTTCAGTTACTAGTTTAAATACCATATTTTGTTTGCTACTAAAGTCTTTAGCTGCTAGCCACTTTGCCTCATTAACTGCGTAATTTGCTATCTCTTGTAAGTATCTTCTAGTCTTTCTCTTACCAGCCTTGGGTGGACGAGTGAATCTATCAGGCTTAACCTCAATCAAAAACTTCTGTATGCCGTCAGACTGTTTAACTTCTATATAAAAATCAGGGAAGTATCTATGTACTCTATTGTCCATAGGACTCCTATAGGGTATAGCTAACTCCTCCGATGCCCAACCAATAATTGATTCGTTACGATCACACCAGTTCATAAACTTTAATTCATAACTAGAACGATAGATGATCTTGTTAAAATCGCCTAAGTACTTCTGGCGGTTTTTAGGAATAAATCTTCCTTTGTAAATTTCCTTGGCATAAACCATATAAATAAGACTATAACTGTTAAATAACTATTTATAGGACAAACAACATGGCGGGACAAGCCAATAAATTAACATCACCAAAAACCTTATCAGCAGGCTCTGACAGGCACCAATACCCGCAAGAGTTAGGCTCACTGTCTCAACCTCATGCTGTCCAGTTTTTTATCCAAGCCAGGAGCACAAGTAAGGCAGCAACAGAATCTAGAAGTGCAAATGCCGGCAGCACTAGGATGCAAGAACAGCAAGACAACTTCGACAAAGACTACACAAAAGAAAATAGAGCAAAGGGCGAAGAAGCAAAAGCAGCAGCAGCAGGGGCAGGATTATTGGCAGGCGCGATAGGTGTTGCAGCAGCATCGTCAAAAATATTTTCTAAAGATGCATCAGCGTTGGGGCAGGCTGGGATCAGTGCAGGTATAGCAATAGCAGCAGGCGGAGCTCAGGCTTTGCTTACAACGAATACTAGCTTGGTGAGATTATTAGCAAGCATACAACTATATGTTCCAGCATCAATTATGACATCATACTCAGCAAATTGGGAAGAGGCACAGTTAGGTATTGCAGGAACGCTTGGTTCAGGTAGACTTAACATGACAGATGCAGCAGAACTTCCTGAGTATATAGGAAGAGGCATGATCGGAGCAGCTGCCAATTTACCTAAAGAGCTTGGAGGTAGTGGAGACTTTGCATCTCTAATTGAATCTACAAGTAAGAAAGTAAACAACCCATACAAAGAACAGTTATTTAAATCAATGGGTTTCAGAAAGTTTTCCTTTAACTACGCCTTTGCACCGAGAAATAAAAATGAGTTAGCAGAGGTACAAGCAATAATTTCATTGTTTAAATATCATATGCACCCAGAGGCATCAAAAGGCGAATTGTTTTTAGTGTACCCATCAGAATTTAGTATAGAGTTTCATTCACTTATTGATGGTATTATGGCAATTAATCCAGAATTACCAAAAGTATCATCTTGTGTTCTTACTAGTGCTAAAGTTACTTATGGCCCAGACGGAAATTTTAATACATTCATAGATACAGGCGCTGCAACAGAATATGGTTTGGAACTACAGTTTACAGAACTAGAAACATTAACAGCAAATAGAATAGAGGATGGATTATAATATGTATTTTAAAGCACTCCCAAAAATGTTTTATCCATACACCCGCAACGGTAAAGTTACACGAACAGTTGTTCCAGATATATTTCGTAGAGTTCAACTAGATAGATTTTTTAAATTTAAACAAAGTCTTTTATCGTACTATATTGGAGACGGTGAAGCACCAGAAATGGTTGCACATAAAATTTATGGCAATACAACATATCATTGGATAGTTTTAATTGCAAACGATATTATTGATGTGTCAAGAGAATGGCCATTGTCTAATGAGCAACTATCGTTATATTGCGATGACAAATATGGAGTTAATAACTCAGGCTCAGTTCATCACTATGTATTAACAGATGATAACGATATAATATGCGACTGGGATGCTACTAGATTAGCAGCTAGTGAAATACAAGCAGTTACACACAGAGAATACGAAGAAGAAATAAATAATAACAAGCGACAAATATTTTTACTTGATCCTAAATACTTAGGTGAGATAGTACTACAATATAAGTCCTTGGTAAAATGAGTTTAAAATATGACTGAGGTTAGTGAATCTAATAAAGCAGGCGATATAGTAATAGAACGTATTGATATTACTAGTAATGATAATGTGACTTACGACCTACAATCATATATGATTGAGTTTCGTTTAGTGGAAGATATGTTTGGGCAGGTAATGTCGGGTGATATATTTATGGCAGACGCCACAAACGCAATAGGTAATTTTCCAATTATCGGTGGTGAAGTAATAACAATAAAATTTCGCTCACCTATATTTGATGACGATCCAGATAATATAATTGAAAAATGTTTCCAAGTATATGCTATAACAGATAGATCAGTTCTCAATGACAGAGAGCAAAGGTATGTACTTCACTTTATGTCGCTAGAAGGAACAACAGATGCTTCTAAACCTTTATCTCAAAGATTTACTGGTTACACACACGATATGGTTAACGACATATATATCGACTACATGAAAGAGAAACGTGTCCTTACTGGGAAAAAGTTTTCAGATTTAATTATCGGCGACACACCACACTCATCTGAGATAAACTACATATCTAATTTTTGGACACCTATTCAAAATCTAAACTACATTGCAAAGTATTGCAACGGGGCAGAGTTTCGAGGTTCTGATTATGTATTTTTTGAAAGTAATAAAAACTTTTTCTTTACATCAATACAAAACCTTATTAAGAAACAGGAAGACGCTATATTCGATCAATACAGATACGATGCTCCTGGTATAACATCACCAACAACTCGATCGGTAGAATATAATTTTGCAGGCGCTGATTTAGATCCAAAGTTTACACAGATTTCAGACATTAAGCTGCCTAGAACAATAGATATTTTAGACGGCCAACAATCAGGTTATTATTCACAAGCGGCAAGAGCATATGATTTATTTACAAAAGAAAGAGTTGAAGCGTATATAGATATAAGAGACTCTTTTGGAGACTTTGTCCACACCGATCCTGGAATTCCAATACCAGCAGGCATACAACGTCACCCTATGTCAAGGACATCAGTGAAGATATTAAACAGTTTTGCTTATGTAAAGCCAATGTCTATACCAGGTGGTAAAGCAAAGTCTACAAACGAAGCAGTGGTATATAATACCTTGTACAGAGACAATTATTTAAATTCATTCAAAGATTACACGTTTGAAATAACGGTGCCAGGTAGAACAGATATAGCTGTTGGCAACTTAATAGTTATTAAGTTTCCGGCTACAGGAGATAAGTCTGCAGATACTACGGCAGACGAAATACACGATAAATTAATTTCAGGTAAGTTTCTAATAACAGCTATTAAGCATGTAATTACTTTGGAAACCCATGTAATGATAATGGAAGTAGTTAAAAACGGACTGGCTATACATGCCGGCCCAGCAGATGATGGAGTCTTAGAGGATATATAATGGCAAATAAATTAAAAAATAATAAAAAACTAGACCTACCTGATTGGATTTGGTGGATAGGAGTTATTGAATCAAGGCTAGATGTAGCAGAGGCAGGTAGATATAGAGTACGGATAATGGGCTACCACTCAGGTAATACAAATACACTACCAACAAAAGATCTACCATTTGCAACAGTTATAAACTCTCCTACAAGCGCTAGTACATCTGGTGTTATGGAAACTCCTAATTTATTACCAGGGTCAACAGTAGTTGGATTTTTCGCAGACGGCGAAGAAGGCCAGATGCCAGTAATCATAGGATCAATTGCAGGAAAACCTTCTGCCCCAACCGATGAAATGCCAGGAGAGGATGGGTTTAACGATCCAGGAAAAAATTGGCCTAGAGGAATGGATGGCTCTGATATACCTGAAGGGTTCAGTGGAGTTGGCGAATCTGATTTATCTCGTTTAGCTAGGAACGAATCAGCAGAGACACACTATTCGTTACTTAACAAAAGAGAAGAAAGAACAACAGAAGTTAGAACAGCTAAAGCACCATCAGTATCAGCAGCAACAGGTGATGGTGTACTAGATGACAAAGAAGGTAAGGATTATGAAGGTAAAACTTGGGACGAACCTCATGCGAGAGGACACGAAACACCAAAGTACTTCAACCCATTAACAGATTTAAAAGCAGGCGGGACAGGACAGCCACCCGAACCAGGTACATATACATCTCAATATCCTTTTAATCAAGTTAAAGAAACAGAAGCAGGCCACGTATTTGAGGTTGACAGCACAAGTGGTAACGAAAGAATATCAGAATATCACCCAATTGGAAACTATACCGAAATACAATCTGATGGAACCCGGGTCAATAAAATTAAAGGATCTGACTATGAAATTATAGCAGGCGACAAAGACGTTCTTATAAGAGGTTCATGTAACATAACAATAGTAGGAGATGCTAAAGTTTTGGTCCAAGGCGATAAATATGAGGAAGTAGAGGGCGATTACTTTTTATCTATACTAGGTGACAGAGTTACAAAAATCAACGGCAATGACATCAAATCAGTCGTTAGTGACGTCACTGAGACTATTAAAGGGAACAGAACTGTCCGTGTAGCCCTGGATGATACGCAGGACATAGTAGGTAAACAATCAGAAACAGTCGCTAAACAAAAAACAGAAGTGGTTAGTGGCAACGTGGTTGAGACATTTGGTGCAAGCCATAACACTACTATTACAAAGAACCGTTTACAGATGACAGGCGGCGCACTTCAATCTGTATCTGGCGGCAATATGGCTATTGCTACAGGTAAGATAATGGAAATTGGTTCTAAAGGAAATATGCTTATTACAACAGAAGCAGACATGACTGAGACTATAACAGGACAACAATCAACAACAGCCGCTAATACTGACATAAACAATACAGTAGATGTAACAGGCGATGTTAATATAACAGGAACAAGTACCGCAGATGTAGATCATGATTCAGCAGGTATATCCGGCAAAGGACATACACATACTGATACAGCAGGTACATCAGCAGGCACTACAAGTGCACCTAACTAGGAGTAAGAAATGAGTTGTGGACCAAGTGAAGCATTAAAAGGATTAGCAGATTCAGTAGACGCGCTCACCGAAAAGGCTGAGTCTTTAGTTAACGAATCACCACTAGGTAAACTAGGCGATCTAGAATCAATGGCAGCTGACGCAGCCAACGGCGTAATGGGTAAGTTAGAAGCAATGGTGCCTAGTATTAAGTTTCCAGTCCCAGATCATTTAAAAACATTACAAGATGAGATGAAAGAAGTAGCAGCGTTCGTAGCTCTAGGTGCTTTAGCAGCACCCCTTATGAAAATTAAAATAGATCAAATGAAAAAGAAGTGGGGAGGGTTAGGTTCAAATATAAACATAGATAACCTGGCAGACAAACTTAGAATGGGAGCAATGGACTTAGATGATATATGTAAACTAGTTCCAAATTTAGATACTGATGGCATAAATGTTACTGTTAAAGGAACACCAACTTCGTTTCCAGACATAGACCCTGTATCACTTTTAAAGGGTGTACCGTTACCACCTATGTCTAAACCAAAGATAACAATAGACATTGCTGCCGGCGCCAAAAAACAAGGAGCAGATTTTTTAGACGTCGAGCTACCAACCTTTGATTTCTAAGTATAAATACTAATATGGCACTAGTTAAAAGAAAAGTATCGAGACTATACACAGATTTAGACCTTGCATTTGGCAAGAACTTCTTCTCGGATGATATAGATAAAAAGATAGACGTCAATTCAGTAAAGCAATCAATAAAAATATTGTTGTCTACTATGCCTTATGAAAGGCCGTTTCACCCAGAGATAGGCTCTGATATTCATAAGTCATTGTTTGAACCAATGGATGCTTTTACACCGGGTCTTATTAAGAAAAGAATATATAACACAATAGAAAACTTTGAACCTAGAGTAGAACTTGAAGACGTAGTTGTTACATCAAATTATGATTTACAGGTTTATGAAGTAAGTATCTATTTTAAAATTGTCGGTGTACCTGAACCAGCAATATTAACACTAACATTATCTAGGTTAAGGTAAAGGAACTATGGCACAATTAAACGTATCAGAATTAGATTTTGATCAAATAAAAACAAATTTAAAAACATTTCTAAGCGCTCAAACAGAGTTTCAAGATTATAATTTTGAAGGGTCTGGCATGTCAGTGCTTATAGATTTGTTAGCGTACAACACCCATTACAATGGTATGTTGGCGCACATGTTAACAAACGAAAGTTTTATTGACACGGCTATTAAAAGAGAGTCTGTTGTATCAATTGCTAAGTCATTAGGATACACACCTAGATCTTATTTAGGATCAACAGCAACAATTAATTTAGTTGTTACAGTTCCTGCATCATTCAATGGCACATCAGTTACACTATCTAGAAACGCATCTTTTGGAGCATCAGTAGATGGTAAATCTTATTCGTTCCAACCAGTTGAAGACGTTACAGTTAACGCATCGGTGTCAGGTAGTAACACACAATTCGTTTGGAATAACCTACTTATACGAGAAGGGACGAGGGTATCTAATAAGTTTTCAGTATCATCAGCAAAACCTCAAGGACCATATGTTATTCCTAACTCAAAAGTAGACACGACTACTATACGAGCAATGGTACAAGAGTCATTATCAGATCTTACAGTTTCCACATGGTTAAAATCTGACAAGATATTAGATGTTAAAAATGATTCTAAAATATATTGGGTAGAGGAAGGAATAGACGCACTATCTCAATTAAGATTCGGCGACGGTGTTATAGGTAAAAAACTAGACGCAGGAAATTTAATACTTATAGATTATATTGTAGCATCCGGCCCAGGGGCTAATAACGCTAAGACGTTTTCAGCAAATAGTAGAATAGCAGTTGCCGGTGAAACCGTATCCATAACAACAGTTAGTAACTCATCGGGTGGTAACACATCAGAAAAAATTGATGAGATCAGACACAACGCGCCAAGGTTTAATGCTACAAGAGACAGGGCAGTAACAGAGCAAGATTATAAAACACTAATCTTATCAAGTAACTCAAACATACAATCATGTGCAGTATGGGGTGGCGAAAAGAACGATCCCCCAATGTATGGTAGAGTTTTCATCTCGTTAAATCCTGTGGCAGGACAAATTATTACAGAGCAAGATAAAGAGAATATAAAATCTACCATTATCGATCCTAAAACACCGATAGCAATTATGCCAACGTTCGTTGATCCTGAGTACACATATATTAAACTTGGAATTGGCGTTACATACGATCCTAAAATTACCGTACTCACAAAAGGTGAAATGGAAGTAGCTGCTAAAACATCAGTAAACAATTATTTTAATACAAGTCTAAACAAATTAAATAAGAGTTTCTATTACACTAAACTCCACGATGGAATAAAAGCTGTATCAGATTCTATAATTTCAATTAATATACAATTAGGATTACAAAAAAGAATCAAGCCGAAATTAAATAGCCCTTACTTATACGAAGCAAAGTTTAATCAGAAATTACAACCAAGGGAACTTAAGAGTAGCTACTTTAATATAACAGTTAACAACGTTATACACAAAGTATACTTATCTGATACACCAGCAGCAACAGTTATTGCTCCAACTTATTCCGGTACAGGTATAGTAAACGCAATTAATACAGAGGGTAATATTGTATCAGCTGTAGGAACAATTGATTACGATTCAGGTACAGTAACCTTACCGTCTATGACAATGGCAAGTCTTTACGGAACAGAAACACATTTAAGAATAACCGTTACTCCTCATGATTCAATTAAGGATATAACAACACAAGCTCTAATAAGAACATCGGATACATCTACAGCAGCAGTTGTAGCAAAACCATCTAGAAATACAGTTCTTATATTAGATGATAGTAAGACTTCATCACTTATTAATACAGACATAGGTGTGGCAATAACAGCAACTCAGGATGTTGAAGAAATCTAATGGCAGATTATATCCCTTCATTTTATAGATTCGTTAAGTCTATAACAGTTACCGCAGGTGGAACTGGATATAATAACACCCCAACAATTTCAATAACTGGCGGCGGTGGTACAGGTGCTACAGCAACGGCTACTACATTTAGTGGTGCGATAACAAGTTATGTTATAACAAATAAAGGTACTGGATTTACTTCCACTCCGACTATTGTAATAACTCCTAATGCTTTAGACACTACAGCAACAGGTGCAACAGCATCGGCTATATTAGACGCAGCAAACGACTCGGTGGCAGTAGAAGATAACAATACATTTTATCTTAAGAAAGACCAACTACCTGAAATTGTACAAAATGAGTACCCGTTATTTGCTACGTTCATAGAAAAATATTATCAGTTTATGGACGAAGTAACCAGTCCATCAAGTAAAATACACAATCATACACAAGACATAGATTTAGCTTCAGAAGAGTTTTTAGATAAATGGAGGGGAGCACTAACATCAGACTTTCCTAAGCTTTTAAAAGTAGATAGATCTTTATTTTATAAAAGAGCCAAAGATTTTTATGAGTCTAAAGGTAGTAAACGATCAATAGAAACATTCTTTAGAGTTATGTATGATGAGAACGTGGATATTATATATCCATATCAGTATACATTAAAACCATCAGACGGTATCTATAGTGTTGAACGAGCAATTAAGATACAAGAATCAGAACACGGCGGTGGCAGTTTAGAACCTTTGGACTTGGAAGGTAAAAAGATTGACATTAGATTTAAGGAAACCACAGGTACTGTTACAGTAACTAAAACTCTAAACGCTAGTGTAACCAGAGTTGAAAAGAATACATACCAAACAAACGGCCTAACGTTACAACGTTACGAGTTAATATGTGCGTTCGATGATCCTAGTACACTAGAAGTCGAGGGCCCAGGTGCAGGAGCAGTTGCAACATCAACAGTTTCGAGTGGTAGTTTAACAGCTATAACCGTAACCAATCAAGGCGGTGGATATAATAGTGCCCCGGTAATAGAAATTTTTCCAGCAGCCGGCGACGCAGGCACAGGAGCTACAGCACACGCTCTAGTTTCAGGTGGCAAACTTACAAGCATTGTAATAGATAATGCAGGAACTGGTTACTCAGCAGCCCCAAACATTGAATTTGATATTGATGACGTAAAAACATATGTTGTAGATGACGGAGCGGCAAATAACGAATCAGACATATATGGTTATGTTGTTAGAGTACTTACAGGTGTAGCATATAAAAGTTATTCAGGCTCAGAAATTAACGCAGGATTTAAGATAGGACAAATATTTGCAATTAACGAAGCAGGCGATGACGGTAAATCATATGCTGTTAATGGATATTTTGATGATGATTACACCTTCATAGGCGGATCTAATGATGCCTATATACGAGTAACATCAATAACTACAGCAGGACTACCGAGTACTTTTGCAGTTATTAACCCAGGTTCAACATTCACCAAAGCATCAGTAGATATTAATATAACATCTCCTGCAGGTGAAGTAGCAACCATAACACTTACTACAGGATATCTATTCGAGTATGAGGGTAAGTGGAAAAACGATCAAGGTAAATTATCAGATGTAAATGTATTACAAGATAATAAAAGATACCAACCATTTTCTTATGTTATTAAATCAGGAATTGAAAAAACAACCTGGGAACGACCACTTAAAAATGCCGTTCACCCAGCTGGGATGCAGGTGTTTGGTGATTTAATAGTAAAAAGTTATGTTGATTTTAATGTAGAATTTACTGTTACGACGGCAGGCACATTGTATTATGTATTCAAGTCTACAGACCAAGCAACAACATCAGACGTTCTTGGGTTTATATTTACATCATCATATACAGACGCAGCAACATCAAGTGAAACGATAGCAAAACACGTTGCACCTGGAGCGTTCACCTCAGTGGCAGTAGCCGCTGATACAGACTCCTCACCATATGTCTTAACAGGCTATTGGAACGATTCATCAGATAGTAATTTTGAAGATGATTATAATAGAGGTAACCCAGCATTTTTCTGGAGCATGGCTAAAGCTCTATCAGAAACAGCAGCTACAACAGATAACAACTTTACGTTACAATATAGTAAGGTATTATCTAGCATAGCAACTACATCGGACAGTCTGGCCTTCGGGTACTGGCCGATAATAGAAGACGGAGTAAGTGTAAGCGATGCTTTAACTTACACCAAAACAATCATACTATCAGGCCTATTTGACAGTGGTGCATTTGATACCACAGCTACAGCGACAACTTCAGAAATTATATCTTTTGGTAAGAATATAAATGAAGCACTGGGAGCAACTGATACTCTTGGTAGTATAAATACAAGTAAAGGAATAACAGAAACACCGGCGACAACAGAGCAGGTTGTTAAAGCACTAACCCTACCCTCAGTGGTAGATAGTGGAACAACTTCAGACGCAGGACTTGGTGTAAGCCAAGACTACATGGACCCATCGTATATAGCGGGGGACCTTGTTGGAACTAGTTGGACGTTTACATAAATAAAACATAATAGATTTAGGAGATTAACATGTTTAAAGAAGACGTAAGTAAAGCTACAGGTAAGCTTACTATTGAAATTAAAAACGAAGCAGGTAAAGTAATCGATCACAGAGAAGTTAATAACTTAGTGGTTGATACTGGACTAGCATATATAGCGGGAAGAATGAAAGACGCAACAGCAACAGCAATGAGCCATATGGGCATTGGTACTGGTGCAGTAGCAGCAGCAGCTGGCGACACTACATTAGGAACAGAAGCAGCAAGAGTTGCATTAACATCAACAACAGTTACAGCTAACGCAGTTGCTTATGTTGCTAGTTTTGCAGCAGGCACAGGCACTGGCGCAGTTACAGAAGCAGGTATTTTGAATGCCTCTTCTAGTGGTGTGTTGTTATGTAGAACCGTTTTTTCCGTTGTTAACAAAGCAGTAACGGATTCAATGACAATTACTTGGACAGTAACAATATCTTAATAGGGATATAAATGGCACTTGTATTACGACGATTAGGTAGAGTAGAACTAGCACGTTCTTTTTATAGAGATATAAGAAACAACAATGACTATTTCCATTTTGCAGTAGGTAGGACAAATTCTTGGGACGATGAAACGTCACCTGAAACTCCTATTGATTCAGATAAATATATATCAACATATCGTCGTGGTATGATGTTCACCCAAAGAATTGACTCAGCAGACGTTTGCCTATTGGCAAAACGATATGACTGGACTTCAGGCACGGTATATGATGAGTATGATGATAATTATACTTCTTCATCTCAATCATATACCGGGGCCTCTAGTTTAGCAGATGCAAAATTTTTCATTATGACAGATGAATATAAAGTTTATAAATGTATTAGTAACAACAGTAATGGTCCTTCAACGGTAAAACCATCTAGTACTGGTACATCGGTATTTGAACTCGCAGATAATTATAACTGGAAATTTATGTTTCAGATATCTGCTTCAGATCAAACAAAGTTTTTAGACGCAGACTACATACCTGTTAGAAAATTAACAGGCAGTCCAACCCATGATGTTAACGGGGAAATAGATAGCATCTCAATTACAGCCGGCGGCTCGGGTTATACAAGCTCGCCAACAGTAGTTGTATCAGGAGATGGTGATGGTACTTTCTCAGGCACAGCAACGCTAACAGGCGGCGCCATTACAGGAGTTACAGTAAACTCTTCAGGTAGTGGTTATAGTTTTGCCTTTGTAGCATTTACAGGTGGCGGTGGCGCCGGCGGAACAGGCACAGTTAACTTAGGAGATGCAGACGCACTTCCAGCACTACAGAGTGCAGTCGAGGGTGCTTCAGTTAAAGGCACATTAGATAGAGTTGTAATTACAGCACCTGGTAAAGATTACGCAGCTAACGATGTTCAAATTAGCGTGTCAGGAGATGGCACCGGCGCAGAGTGTTCATCATATGTTAACGCAGCAACAGGAGCACTTACAGGTATTAGAGTTACTAATCCTGGTTCGGGATACTCATACGCTACGATAACTATTACAAACACAGCACCAGATTCACCTGGACAACTTGGAGCTGCAAGAGCTATAGTATCACCTCAAGGTGGACATGGTTCTAATCCAGTAAGAGAATTATTTGCTAGTAGTATAGGTATTACAGTATCTTTTGATGACAATACAAACAACGATTTAGTTTTAGGTAATGACTTCAGACAAATAGCATTAATTAAGAATATGAAAACTCCAGCAGGAGTTACATATATAACAAACACAGCAACAACATGCCATATTATTGGAGTACCTAGTGCTTCAAGTTATGCAATAGATGATTTGTTGACTAGTGATGATGGCGGTAATTTCCAAGTCATTCAAATAGTAGGAACAAACATATATTTAACCTCCACAAACCCCGTAATAACAGTCAATTCAGTATTAACAAATACTACACAGAACTTGGCTGATCTGAGTATAAATACATTAACAGCACCGGAAGTAGATAATGCAACCGGCGAAGTAATATACTTAGACAACAGATCACCAATTTTAAGATCTGCGGAACAAGTGGAACAAATAAAGGCACTGATTAGGTTTTAACACATGGCACTCAATTTAAACGCATCACCATACTACGACGATTTTAGTCAAGATAAAAAGTTTCATAGGATTCTTTTTAAACCCGGCGTCGCTGTACAGGCAAGGGAACTAACACAACTACAAACTATTCTACAGGATCAATTCTCTAAGGGATTTGGTTTCTTGTTACAAGAGGGAGCAGTTGTAACAGGTTGTGCTGAGACAGTACAAAGAGTATCATATATTAAAATACAAGATACCGACGCAGC